TGGTAAATCACAGACAAGTCTGGCATTTATGCTACATTACATATTATTTAATCAGAGTGTTAATTGCGCAATTCTTGCAAACAAACTCTCAACTGCACGAGAACTTCTTGGTAGACTGCAGTTGGCTTATGAAAATCTCCCCAAATGGATGCAACAGGGAGTGGTGGTTTGGAACAAGGGAGACATTGCATTAGAGAATGGTTCCAAGATTCTTGCTGCAGCTACTTCATCTTCAGCCGTCCGAGGTAGTTCTTTCAACATCATTTTTCTTGATGAGTTTGCTCACGTCCCAAACAACATAGCAGACCAGTTTTTCACTTCAGTCTATCCTACAATTTCCTCTGGAGAAACCACTAAGGTTTTCATCGTATCAACTCCACTTGGACTGAATATGTTCTACAAAATGTGGATTGATGCTGAAGAAGGAAGAAGCAACTACACTCCTATTGATGTGGATTGGCGAGAAGTACCCGGCCGAGATGAAAAGTGGAGAGAGGTGACAATCAAGAATACAAGCCAACAGCAATTCACTCAAGAATTTGAATGTGAATTTATTGGTTCAACTCTTACTCTTATTGCCCCTTCTAAACTTAGAACCATGACATTCCAGACTCCAATCGCTTCTCAAAGCGGTATGGATGTGTATGAGCAACCACAGAAAGGTAAAACATATTGTATTGTAGCTGATACCGCTCAGGGGAAAGCACAAGATTATTCTGCTTTGAGTGTCTTTGATATTACAGAAATTCCATATAGACAAGTTGCAAAATACAGAGATAATAAAATTTCACCGATGTTATATCCTAATGTTGTGTATAATATTGGAATGAAATATAATACAGCTTGGACGTTGATTGAAGTTAATGATGTTGGCCAACAAGTAGCTGAAGCTCTACATTTTGAATTGGAGTATGAGAATATCCTAATGTGTTCAATGCATGGAAGAGCTGGTCAAAAGGTTGGTGGTGGATTTGGTAAGAACAACCAACTTGGAATACGAACCAGTAAACAACTCAAAAGAATCGGTTGTGCAGCATTAAAGGAGATGATCGAAACAGATAAACTTATTGTTCCAGACTTTGAAACAATAGCTGAATTGACTACCTTTGCATCTAAACATAATTCCTTTGAGGCTGAAGAAGGACATCATGACGATTTGGCCATGACTCTGGTTATATTTTCTTGGTTAGTTCAACAACAGTATTTTAAAGATATGACCAATCTTGATATTAGAAAGCAGATGTATAAAGACCAGATGGAGGCTCTTGAACAAGATATGCTACCATTTGGAATTATCGACTCTGGATATGAAGACACTTCATTTACTGATGGTACAGGCCAACTCTGGCAAGTAGCTGATGATGACCACCAACGAAGTTATTTCTAAACTTCTTTACTAAATCCAAAATCGTCAAAATCTTCCCCCAATATTCCGTGCTCTTTGATGTTTTGAATTAATTTCTTAGCATCAGGGTGTATCCTTGTGGAATTATATTTAAGTCTAGATTCACTCTTCGTACATATAACTAAATGGTCTGGATTGACACAGCAGTTGTTTTGACAGACTTGGTGGACTATATTTTTATCTGGTATTTCACCCTTATAATGTTCAAAGGCAAATCTATGAGCAGGTATGGATTTGCCTTGATATGAAAACATTCCATATCCCTGCTGTGTTCTAGAAGCTTTCCATGCCCAACAGTGTGTAGCTGATGACTGTGGTATGCTAACTTTAGCTAAAAAGCGGTCAATTGGTTTCATGTTCACCTTCATTAAAACATTTATATCTCAATATATATTTATAATCTCAAGTAAGTTCTTTTTATAAATAATCATAGTAACATTATTACATAGAACACTTATTAAGGAGAGATGAAATGGCATTTCAAGTAAGTCCTGGCGTTAATACTTCTGAGGTCGATCTAACAACTGTAGTGCCTGGAGTCTCTTCAGTTGATGCTGGGTTTGCAGGAGCCTTCAGATGGGGGCCAATCAACGAAGTAACCCTAATTGACTCTGAAGACCTTTTGGTACGAAGATTCCAAAAACCAGACGCTAACACATATTTGTCGTTTTTTACGGCATCAAATTTTCTGAATTATTCTAATAGACTCCATTTGGTACGTTGTGCAAATACAGTTGGAGCTAGGAATTCAAAAGCAGCAACAGGCGGAGCAGCAGTTCTTATAGCAAATAGTTCAGTATTCTATAATTCTTATGATGAAGGCCAAGCTTCTGTAGCAGCTACAAGAGGTGACGTTATGGCCAAGTATGCAGGTGATCTTGGAAACAGTCTCAAAGTTTCAATTTGTGGCCCAACACGAGCCAACCTTGCATCTGGAAATACCGTAGTTGCTTCCAACTCAGACGTTACACTGACAGGAACAGTAGCCGTTCATGTATCGGATAAATCCATAACAGGAACAGGAACATTATTTGGAACTGAACTCAGAGTTGGAGATGTAATTACACTTTCTAGTAATACCTTTGTTATTGCTACAATAACAAGTAATACTGCTGCAACCGTAACATCAAATCCAGCAACAGGTGCTATTACTGCAACCGCAACTGTTCGTTTGAAGAGATCAGCATACGCAGAACCTTCAAGAAATATGGTGGGAACAGTAGCAGTTACTGCTAATAGTACAACAGTCACAGCAACAGTTGCTTCCGGAGAACAGGGTTCAGCTGCATTTGACAAGCAATATATCGCAGGTGATATTATCAAAATTAATGGTGAAGAACGAAAAGTTACAACAGTCGCGGAATTTTCTATGACAGTTAATCTTGGTTTCACTAATACTGCAACAGCTCAAACCCATTCCAGAACTTGGGAATATGCTGGACTTTTTGATAAAGAACCAGTAACAACTCAAGGAACAGCTGATAAGGGTGGACTCTATGATGAGGTTCATATTGCAGTTGTTGATGAAGATGGAGAATGGACAGGAAATCTCAATGAGGGTCTTGAAATTTACACAGGGCTTTCTGTAGCAAAGAATGCTAAATTTGAAGACGGTTCAAAAGCATACTATGTTGATGCTCTTAATCGTAGGTCTAAGTATGTTTGGTGGGCTGACCACAATGTAATGGGAGATGCCTACACAAGTGGAACAGTAGTATATTCTGTAGATTGGGGAACAGCTCAAGGCGCAGTAACATTTAATTCTCATACTTCTGCCGGGCCAATGATTTCAACTTCAAGTCTTAATGGCGGAGTTGATGGAACTGATGTCTCTGATGGAGATAAGATTGCAGGATTTGCAAAATTCAAAAATACTGAGGAAACTGATATTGGACTTCTGATGACAGGTGATGCATCAGCAACGGTCGCTCTTGATGCTATTGCAATTGCAGAACTTAGAAAAGATTGTGTAGCGTTTGTTTCTCCATTACAGGCTCATGTAGTCAATAATGAAGGGAGTGAAGTAGATGATATTGTATCTCACAGAACAGACCTTGGTACTTCTTCTTATGCATTTCTTGATTCTGGCTGGAAATATCAATATGACAGATATAATGACGTTTATCGTTATATCCCATTGAATGCTGATATTGCTGGACTTTGTGCAGCTACTGAAGCAAATAGAGATGCTTGGTATTCACCCGCTGGATTTACAAGAGGTGGGATTCGGAATGTTGTAAAACTTCCATTCAGTCCAAGACAGACAGAAAGAGATAATCTTTATAAGAATGGTGTCAACCCAATTGTAACATTCATGGGTGAAGGCACAATTCTATTTGGAGATAAAACTCTTCTATCAAAACCAAGTGCGTTTGATAGAATTAATATCAGAAGATTGTTTATCATTATGGAGAAAGCAATTGCAAGATTTGCAAGAGCTCAACTGTTCGAGTTTAATGATGCATTTACAAGAGCACAGTTTGTCGGTTCAGTAGAACCATTCCTGCGAAGTGTGCAGGGACGAAATGGTATTACAGATTTCCGTGTATTGTGCGACGATTCTAATAATACGGGAGATGTTATTGATAGAAACGAATTTGTGGGTGATATATATGTCAAACCAAATCGTGCTATCAACTTCATTCAGCTCAACTTTATTGCAGTTAGAAGTGGAGTAGAATTTTCTGAAATTGTTGGATAAATGATATAAATACTTTTATAACAATAGGTGGGGGGAGACGGTAGCAGCTGAAGAGCGTACTT